AGGAAGCCTGGAACCCATGTATTCAACAAGTCCGCTGCGATCAATTCCACCTTGCAAAAAGTCGCTCATTCCGCCAGCGATTTTGCCGGCAGTTCCAAGTGCGCCTACAGCACCTGCTTGAATTCCAGCCTCTTTGAGCGGACCTTTTCCTTCCGCCAATCCTCCCAAACCTCCAGCAAGACCCGCAGCACCAACCGTTTTAGTTAATGCAAGTGGAACCTTGTTGAACACCGGTGCTGCACCGCGGATAGTTGCACCGAGGATTTCTCTTGGACGGTACTCTTTCCCTTCAAGCTGCTTTTCCATTACCTGCGCTCCAGCCTCGCCAACCAAGGATGAACCAGCTCCAGCGGCCATCATCGCTGGTATTCCTAAACCTCCACTTGCAAGGCCAACACCTAAAGGAATTCCGTATCTAACCGCTCCAGTGGCCAAATCCCTGCCGGTTTCTGGATCTTGAAGAGGAGGGCCAGTAAAACCTCCACCGCCCGCTCGTGCTGCGGCGGTAGCCATCGCGATCCTACGCTGATCATCTTGTTCGCTCGTGAAAGATTCAGACTCTAACTTGGCCAGCTCTTTTTCAATCTCAGCCATGCGGGCTAAAGCAGCCTCACGAGTGGGTCTATTTTCCATAATGATTATCGATTAGCTGGAGGAGTGTTGGTGAGAGCAGAACGAAGAGCATTTAGTTCCCCTCGAAGATCTTGAATTCTACTGTCTTTGTTTTTGGATGTGCCCTGTTTCCCTCCGAAGTTAAGACTCTCACGAGTTTTTAGCCAAGAATTACGGGCCTCTTGTGTGCGCTTCTCAAGAGATTCAGGAACTTGAATTCCAAAGGATTTAAAGTCTTCTTGAACAACATCTCGGCTAAACACGCCATCCAAGAATCCGATCATTCGAGGCAGGAAGTTTGCCGAGTTAGGATCACCGAACTGAGAGCGCGCTGAAACCAGCTCGTTTCCAGTAAGCGAAGCACCGAACAGATCTTTTCGTGTCCCAGCAACAACTTGTTCAAATTGCTGAACAACTTCGTTTAGCAGAGCAACCTTTGGATCCTCAGAACCGTATTTATTGCCAACACCTCGAAGCCAGCTTGTGAATCCATTGAAGTTCTGCTGAGATACTTTTGAGAGGTCTTCGCTCTTGGCCAACTCAGAGATATTTCCAGCAAGTGTCTGAGCCTTAGAAAGCAAACCAGTATATTTGGTGAGTTGCTCGCGCTCTTTGGGAGTCGCAACGCTCGTAACTCCAGCTATATCGCGATTACGAGCATCTTTCTGAGCATCCAAAGGAAGAGCGTAAAACATTTCCTGCAACTTGGATTGATCAGGAACTTCTTTTCGAGCTTCCTGCATGAATCCACGGATTGAATTCTGATCCTGTTTTTCTCGCTCTTGAAAAGCAAACACTCGCTTGCTTTCAGCATATTGCTTTGAAACCGGTTCCTCTTCTGCAATTGCTTGAGCAGCGGAAAACTTTGATACATCAATAGGAGACGGATAAAAGCCTTTCGATTGCATGTTTCTAAGAGCCGCACGAGAAATATCACCGCGTTGCTCAAATGGAATAGCTGACTGCATCTTGATATCTTCAGTGCGTCGAAGAGCCTCAAGTTGGCCAGCGGTTGCTCCATCGGGAATGTTTATTCCTCGACCTTCAAGGAACTGACGATTTTCTTCTGCTGCTATATCCCTTCTTTGTTTAATCCCAGCACCTTGTTGAGCCAATTCAGCTTGAGCTTGGCCCGCTGCAATGTTGAACGCGGGATCAGCTTGGGACTGCATTGGCCCCATTGATTGTCCATAGCCAAACAGCTTACCTTCAGTGGCAGCAATTTGCCTACGAAGAGACTTGTTCCTAAAGTCGGCCATCTTCTCTTCAAGGGTTGCTCCGGTAGGAGCCTCAATCCCCTGCTGAAGCGCATTGACCATCAACTGACGCTCCAGCATGCGCTGCTCGTCCCGCTTACCAAACTCCTCTTGGAGCAACGCCTGACGCGCACGAGCCGCTTCCTGACCGCGTTGAGTGGTTCCAGTCACTGCACCAGCAAGACCGCCAGTCAGGACGTTGAAGATGTTGGAAGCGACACCAGGGCGGTATTGAGCTTGCCCCTCGATGTCGGCGGGATCGGGATAGTTGTAGTTCGTAGCCATAGGTTAGTAGCCTCCAGCAAAAGTGTTTTTCTTGCGAAGTGTTCCGGGTGCGACGGATGTTGGTGCCATGCTGCGATCGGGATTCATTTCGCTCCCAACAGGTTCTTGTACTGGACCCATTCTGTATTGATTCATTCGATCCTCCATCCGCCGCTGAAGTTCTTCATCTCTAATCTGCTTCATTGCCATAGCCCGTTGTTCGAGCTTGTCGTTCATGCCACTGGCCTGCCCATAGATACCCCCAGTCAGCAGATTGCCAAGGCGTTCCATGATGGAGGGATCGTATTTCGCAGCCTCGCGAACCAACTCGGGGTTTACGCGGAATGCTTCGGCCTCAGCAAGTTGTTGCTGCTGAAGCTCTTTGTCGCGCCCGCTGAGGTTGTTATACAAACCACCTGTAGCAAAATTCGCGGCATTCTGTAGGAAGTTTTCTAAAGCCATAGTGTTAGTACATCAAAGATCTTCCCGCGCTACGTCCACGAATCACCCTCATCGCTGCTGCAAGGATCTCATCGGGGTCATAGTTGATATCTTGAGAGTATCCAGGAGCAAGCAATCCTGCTTCTCTACGAGCTGGAATAGGAACTTCCGTTGGCATCTTAAACGGGATTATCTTTCCTTCTCTTCTAGTTATTCCAGTAGATTTTTGAGTTGGATATTCCTTGAATTGATACGGTTTAGGAATAGGAACATTAGGAATATTGGTTGTAATTACATCTCTTACAACATTGTACGTGGGAAGTTTTGGAACATCATCTTGAGGAGGCACCGGAGGCTTTGGAGCCTGATCACCAATCAGATCCTCAACTTCCTTATCTGTAAGGTTTTTTACATTCTCATCATCTTTAGGAGGAGCAGGTTTATCAGGTTTTGGGATGTAACGATCAACCCACTTCCATTGATCGTAGTCCATAACAGGGTCCAGCATTTCAGGAGGAATAGGAGGAAGGCCCAACCTTGGAGGATTTGGAAGAACTCGCGGTTCTACAAAATCAGGATTTGGAACAACTTCAATAGGCAACCCGGTGTTTGGGTTCATTATTGTTGTTGCATTTGTGCTTAATTGCTCTGTTGAAGGATTTAGCTGATCTTGATCATTACTGACCATAGAATCGCTCAATTCCATTCTTTTTAATCGAAAACTTCCGCCTCCAACATTAGTAGTATCTGGTGAAACTGGCTCTATGTTATCACCTACAAGAACAGGTTTTGAAGGTTTCCTAGGAGATAAAGTATTAGGGACACTTAGATTGGGATCACCTACAAGAGGAGTTTCTGGAATTATTTCAGGATCCGAGTAGTAACTCAGAGGATCAACAGGAGGTTGAGCATATCCGGATGGGGTTACTGGACCGAACTGGGCAGGAGGAGACACCCGAACAGCCGACGGTTTATCCATCGGGGTAAACGTAGGAGTGGAAGGCCCCTCATACGAACCGGGATTGAATTCAACTGGAGGTTGAAGATTCTCCAAATCCATCAAGTATTTTTCAAAAGGAGATACCGGTTCCGTAGGTGTTGCAGGAGGAGACACCCGAACAGCCGTAGGAGCTGCCGTAGGTGTAAACGATGGTGTAGATGGTCCTTGATACGAACCAGGTGTAAATCCAACAGGAGGTTGAAGGCTTTCAAGATCAACAAGAAACTTATCAAACGGAGACACCGGTTCCGCGGGAGTTCCAGTCGGAAACTCAAATGAGTAAGGAGGAGCAGCAGGTTCTGGATCTTGTGTGGAAACGTAACGATCTTTCCATTGTCTAGAAACAGCGTCAAAAAATGGATCGACCATTCCGGGAGGCTCTGGAGGAATTGTGTTTCCACCATAAGTTGCCTGATTATTTGTATCTTGAACCGGAGGATCGATCGGGCGAGGCATATATCAGTTTTTGGGGATAATGCTGTTGATTCGATCTATCATCCAGTTGGCCACAAGCTTCTTCGCCTTCGGCTTGTCCTTGAGCCACTTCGCAAACTTCTCGGCGTTGCTGTCATAGAAGCTCTTGAACCACTTCGGTCCAACGAGTTCCTTCCAGAAGTAGAACGCCTCCCACTGATCCGGGATACACTCACGAGCGACGTAGCAGCCGACACCGGCTCCGAGTGCGCCGATCGCCCCGGTGACACCCTTAAGAATGGCCAACGGAGATCCAGCTTGAGAAGCTTGAAAATCATTTTGAGCGTTCTGAAGAGCGAAGCTAGACCCAGTCTGTAGCAACTGACCTGGTCCTGCTTGCTGCATGCCTTGGATGTATTGAGGCGGAGCAAACGGAGAGGCTCCCTGCTGGAGGTTACCAAGCTGGGCGGCTTGCCCAACAATCGGTTGGAGTCCCAAGGCGGACTGGATATTCGCAATGTTCTGTTGCTGGGTACCCTGACGTTGCTGCTGCGAAGCCATCTGGCCTGCAAAGCTTTGCTGCATTGCAGTGTTCCGCTGACCGGTGGCAGCGAGGATGTTCTGGAAGGCTTCTTGCGCCTGTCGATTTGCGACATCGCTGCTGGTCTGACCGCTTTGGAGTAGGCCAATAGCTTGTTGCCGACGTTGGACATCGGCATTGGAGATGGCCTCGTTTACGGCGCGGGCTTCGCGGAATGCCGAGAGGTTGCCAAGGAGATTGCCAGTGGAAGTTCCGCGGGCGCGAGCGGCCTGTTCCGCACCTCGTATCATGGCTGGATCAAGCGTACCGGCTTGGGCGAGACCAGAACTGATCTGCCGTTCAAGGTTACTACGGATCCTTGCAGCCTCACCAGTGTCTTGAGGACCACTCGGCATGCCTACACGCTCGTAGGAAGGAGACTCGATTGTGTCTTCAGGAATCTGATTAGTTCCGGTTTTTAAATCCTGAAGAAAGTTTTCGTAAAGTGCGTAGCGTTTAGGATCAAGAGTCTCAAGCTCATTTCTACGCTGCTGGGCAAACTGAGTGCCATACTTTTGAGCTACAGCAAGTTGAGCTGCGGCCTGTGGATCAGCCAATTCATTGGATACTTGAGCAATTTGTCGCGTTAGATCGACATCTCCCTGACCGGAGAAATCGTATTCTCGAATTTGAGTCTTACCGGTTTTTGGATCAATGCGAGGATTTCCATCCTTATCGAGCAACACATACGATCCCTTTGTTCCAAGCCGAGAAGCTGATTCCAGCTCTCGAATGATAGGGAATGTTTCCGCTTGGGCATAAACTGCCTCGCGGTTTGCCGCTGCCATGTCTGGTGCTTTATAAGTTCCGCCCATAAGAAATCCTCTTGTTCATCAGCAGTTTGAAGTACCTGTCAAAATCGTACAAACGGTTAATGCCTTTTCTAAAACCGCCCAGCTTGGTGACGTTTTTAGAGCATAACCGCATCATGGCCAACCAAAGGGTATGAACCGCATGAGGCTCAGTACCAATGGCAATCTCGATCCACGCGATGTGACCATTCGGGAAGTTGTTGTTGAGATCCTCGGATTCCTCAATGGAGTTCAGGAACCGAACAGCTCCCACCCCGACGCACTTTTCTTCCTCGTTCTTCACAATGCCAATCAGCTTCTTTGCGCTGAAGATTCCGATCCAATTGAGGATCTGATCATCGGTCCACGAGGAGCAGGTTGGCCAATGCTCCCGCAGTAGTTTTGCCGCTTCAATGTTTGTTGGATGAACGCTCATTGCTGGGGACGCACAGAATCGACGAATCCGGAGAGAATGGTAGATTGCAGAGACAAGCGACCAGCGTCTGTGGTTACCTTGAATTGCAAAGTATTCCAGCGACCTTGGCTGATCAGGTTGTAAGCCTTCAGGAACTTCTGGCTTGAGGTGATCGCCAGCGCGGAATCGAGCGTCACGAATGTGGCCGACATATCCTTGGCCAGCGACACTTCGGCAGTCGTGGTGGCTGTTGTGTACGGGTTGTCGAAGGCAAACTGAACGCTGTACCCGATCTTGTCGGGGATAGGTTCGTTCAGATTGTAAGCCTTGGTGATCACCTCAGATTGATAATTCGCACCGCCATCGGTATATGCGGAGCTTGAAATCGGATTGAGCCGGCTGTTTGGAAGGTAATCGTTGAAGGACCAGACCTGGCCGGCGCCCGCTGACACCGAGATGATATCGCCAGCAAACATGAGGACCGGTCCAAATGTTGAGAACGAGGTTGGGATGAAGTCGTTTACGATCCAGTTGTCCCAGTAACCAAGCCAAGAGCGGGCCA